GTAAAAAGCCTTTGACCTTAGCTGGTACTCAAAATCCCGACCTTGCCTTGGAGAGCTTGGTACGGAACCATCGGAGTTCAGATGTTTTACTTCTGGAAACCGAGGAGTACGACCGTCCTTCAAACGATACAGCATTGCTGCTGTGACACCTAACAGATTATTAGGGTGTCGCACCTCAAGAGGTGTCGCTTGGAATCTTAGGCCAGATATACCTTCCCAGCCGCGATCATTGCTGATAACGAACTGGGAGGTCTGGCTCTCGTCCCAATTACTACAGATACCATCGGAATCTCCGGCGTGAGCCGGGACCCTCAGGTTCTGAGCGATTGAACGAGGAACCGCTTTAACGATTCGGCTCCACGCAGGGCGCAGGATAGCATCGCAGCCAAGGCTGCCTGCTCTCTCATGCGCCTTACGACGGAGACCATTCGCGAGGCGGAAGTGGGTTTCAATCCCATCAAGATTCTCTTTTTGGAAAAAGGGACGGACTTCATGCCCATCGTAGAAGTCCTTGCCACAACTCTCTCGAAAGGGGCCCTCTCGGAATGACTTGCTGCTATTCGCAGAAAAGCCACAGAACGAAAGGACCTCGATAAGGAAGTCGTAGGCTTTGGACGGAACGATGATGTCGTCACCGTAGACTCTCACCTCGAAAGGATCAAGCCCCAGAGACTGCACGCAAGAGACCGCAAGACTCCAAAAGATCAGAGTCTCGAGCTCAAACGTGTAACCGTTCCCCATTGAGGAGAACTTCTCATACCTTAACCATTCTCCGTCCAATAAGCCGACTTTAGATCGGCAAAGATCAAGCCTCTCGAACCACTCATGTGGTAAGAGAAACCGGACCAATTCACGAGCAACAGTATCGCTCGCTGAGGACAGGTCAATAGTAGCAAGAGAGCCGTCGATTGAACCCCGACGAGCCATTTCCTGATTAGGGACTTGGTCATCAAGACTCAATCCGCACTTAAGCCAAAGCTTTCTCCGCATCAGTTTGCCTAGCCCTAATTGGGCATAGACATTCATCAGCGGTTCGATTGCGATGGTTCGGTGCGTGACAGCGGTTTTGGGCACGAACGCTATACGGTTGCCTGGAACTAGGCTCATCTCCTTCCGCGTGACAAAAGGCCAAAAGCCCTCCGTCTCGCAGTTGGTCACTGACCTAGCCCAATGAGGCTGGCTTTGCACAAGCAGAGCCCCGATCTCCGCCATGTCGTGAGACACAGACGGACTGACTTGCAGCTTATCGTAAAGGGATGTTAAACCCCTTGCCTCGGAGTGATTAAAAGCACCGGGGCCAAATCGACAAGCGTCGAGCCACTCACGAGTATTCACATGCGAACCCAAGACTCTCTGAACCTCCGCAGCGGCTGCTACTATAGCAGCCTCGACTGGGGGGCGGGCGTTTTTAACGCCCGCACAGAAAGACCTGAACCGCATGTTAGTCTCGGCACACGAAACCTCCGCGGCGAAGAATTTCTCCTTCGCTGTCATAAGAGGATCCACACCTTCTATCTCTAGAGGGGCCTTCTTAAGGAAAGAGACGGCTTGATAGTCATCTCTAAACCTAGTGGGCAGGGTATAATCCCTAGGATCGACAGTCTTGCGAACAAGCTGTTCAACCTCATTATAACGGAGCAATATCTCACAGCTAAGTGAGATTGGTGTGTTGAGTGACTCAAACAAATCAACGGCAACACTCTTCAAAACCCCGGGAGGGGACTTGAAGCTCCTGCACATTGCGTGCAGGGTTCCTAAGAGGGCTCTTTTAGTAGAGTTTTCCCTCTGTCTGGTCAAGAAGCGTCCTGGTTCTGGGACCAACGGAGAAGATTTGCAGCGTTTTGGTTATTAGCTGCAGCTTCCCTGAAGGTACCTAGATCGTAGCTGTAAACAAGCCAGTTAGGCTTGCCGCTAGCTCCCGATCCAGGTTCCAGAACAAGAGTATCAGAAGGAGTTTGAAGATCAAGATAAAGATCGAGATCGCCTCCTTGGAAGATAACGCTTCGCGCATGAGCCTTACCCACTTCACAGTGGCATAGGATCTTATGCGCCTCCGTTTCATCCTCATCTGTCAACTCCAGCCCAAGACCCTGTACGAATGTCAGGACTGAGCGGATGCGCTGTGAAGCGTCTTCGAGCAGACTGACATAGGTGTCCGCACACATATCTCCTTCGCGGAGAAGCATGCGAGCATCGGCGAGGCATTGAGCCATCGTCTCGAGATTAATCACTTCGTGTGAATTAGTCATGATAAAGGTCCTAAGGTTAGGGGTTTAAGTAGGGATGGCGCCAGTTTCAGCGGCGGCCTTAACGATGGCCTGTCCGACCGCTTCTTTGAAGCGAGCGTACAGTTCATCAGTCTCGGCCGTCGAGAGCTTGGCGGGGTGGAGAATCTCGAAGGTCGCGGTAAGCGTACCATCGAGGAGACCAGACGTGCCGTTGATAACCGGACGCGTCAATTTGCCTCGGGTGCGATAAACACCCGCCGACTTGTCCGCCGGGATTACCCGCGAGAGGACAAAACGGGACGTCCCAAGGATCGACGTTGCACCGCTTTCGACCCATTCGACGCTATCCGTGTTAACGGAGTAGACATCGAACGTGACGTTCGCGGCGGCGTTGTTCTTGAGAGTCAGAGCGGCAGCTGCTGCCATAAGGTAGAACTCCTGAAAAGGAAAAGAGGTTACAGACGAGCTGAACCCCGATACGTCCCTCGCAACAGAGCCAATGAAGTAACAAGTTTGGCAAAACCAAACGAGTTAACGTTCACTGGAGGATGCAGGGACAATGGGTCCGGGATATAGCTATCCCGTTGGTACTGCCTATATGACGACTCATAGTCATAGCGCCCATTAGTGTATTCGTAAAATGTATTCGACCGAAAAGTCGGAGGATACACATCACTGTACACATAGGTGAGCACCTGGCTTATCATCGCCCGTCGGACAGTAACTCCATCGAGAGCCGTTAAACCCGTTAGCCAATCCCCGACTGAAATAAACCAGTCAAAGACGAAACTAAACGGAACGAGCTCCCATGCAACCAGAGCTGGATTCGTCAGTCCAATCTGTTGCAACGCCGATAAGTGTGGGTTGGATAACTCACACCAGATCTTCGCACGACATGTGTAGGAAGCGGTCACAAACCGCTCCCTGGTGGCATCAACCACCGAAGATCCGTATGCCGCATGAGTGGTGGTCTTCGGATAAGTCTTCGTGACTGTCTCCAAAGCTGACACCTGAAACTTAGGGCTACGAACGACGTGTTGCTGCGCGAAGAACTCGGCAGCGCCCTTAACATCCATCAGCAACGGCATCCAGCCGTACTTATACTCGAGCCAAGAATTATGTATCTTGCCCGGGGTGATGTTAAGGATCTTGGCCACTTCTCCCAAATGGCCACGTCGGAAGGCACGATATGCTTTATCGATACGGCGAGCCGTATCGTAAATCAAGTCGGAGGTCTTCCGGGCTTCAGCTAAGGCAACGGCGACGTTAACCTTAGCATCAGCGATCTTCACCAAAGCTTTCAACTTCACTGCATTCGGAACCGAAGCAACGTCACTATTCCAACTAGTTTCGCTATTAATATAAGCGAACATGTCAGAATTGATCTGCGCTCCGGTCTTCGTGTAGCTATTGTTGTAAACATATTGGATCGCTCCAGTGCTCTTAGTCTTCTGGAACGCGGTAACGGGGACTTGCGTCTCCTTCCACGTCCTGTCGGAATAAGGGTTGACTGGTTTACTATCCTTGGGAAGACTTCCAAAGTTAGGAGTCGTTACCCAACTTCTGATCCGGCCACTATAGGCTGCTTTTGAAAGAGCAGCTTCGGCGGACCAAGTATCAGTAGTGGGCATTATGATTATCCTAACGATGGGTTGACGATGTCCCGAGGGACGAGAGAAAACAGCTTACGACGGGACCTAAATCCGGCGTTGTATGTCTGACCGAAGTCTTTATACACCTTAAAGATTAGGTAAGCTATTGAAGGAGCTAGGGGGAAACCCC